GGAAGAAATGGGCATCATCCGGCGCGAGTTTCGGACAGGCCGCAGCACGATTTACCACATCGATAGGGCGAAAATCTGCACCCCGCAGATTACGCACCTACCCCCTGCGCCGGCTGCACCCCACCCCCTGCAACCGTTGCACCCACCCCCTATTGATTTCGCACCCAGAATCATCAATGAACCACCAGTAGAACCACCAATGAACCCCCAACATGTGGAGGCAAAGAAAAAGCACCATGGAACCGAGGACGATCACAAGGCTGCGCGCTGGATGTTCGATCTGGTGCGCAAGGTCAACGCGACCGCCCGCGAACCGAAGTTCGACGTATGGGCCAACGAAGTGAGGCTGATGCGCGAGATCGACGGCCGGACGCACAAGGAAGTTTGCGACCTGTTCCTGTGGGCGAAAAAGGATTCGTTCTGGTGCGTCAATATCCAGTCGCCGGCCAAGCTGCGCGAGAAGTGGGACACCCTGGCCGTGCGTATGGTGCGCAGTGTGCCGGCGCCGGATGCTGCCGCGTCGACGTCGACGTCGAAGTCGGTAGCCGACCAGAATGCAGCGAACGCGGCCGAGGCCAAGCGCATGCTGTTCGGTAACACGAATCACGAGGATGAAGCCGCGCCGGAGGAACTGAGCTATGCGCCAGAATGATTTCGATGAGTTCGCCCAGCTGCTGCAGGCTGCCTTCGACCTGCTGGGCAAGACGCCGGCCGCCAAGGTGGTCAGCCCGACGGCGCAGGCGCTGTTCTTCCAGGCGCTGGCCGACTATCCACTGCCGGCGGTGCGCGCAGGCCTGGCCAACCACATCAAGCGCGGCAAGTTCACGCCGACGCCGGCCGCCGTCGTGGAATTCCTCGAGGCAGCGCGCCAGGTCGACAACAGGCCGGGTGGGGAGGAAGCCTGGGCGCTGGCGCTGACCACCCTGGACGAGGCAAAAACCGTCGTGTGGACGCAGGAAGCGGCCGAAGCGTTCGGCATTGCCGGGCCTGTGCTGTCGTCGTCGGGCGCCATCTCCGCGCGCAAGACGTTCCTGGAAGTCTACGAACGCCTGATCACCGCCAGCCGCAAGAACGGAATAGCGGCCCACTGGTTCGTTTCGCCGGGCTCGGACATGGATTCGTACCAGCTTGCGCTTAAAAACGGCGTGGCGGCCGGTTTCCTGCCCGCGCCGGACGTTCCGAAGGCATTGTCGGCGCCCGTTGATGAGAAGCCGTGCAGTTTGAGCCCACGCGAACAGCTGCACCAGATCCAGACCATGCTGCTGGCCGGCATTCAGGAGAAGCAGCGCCAGGCCGACGAAGAGATCAAGGGCCGGATAGAGGAAGAGGACGAGTTCAAGCGCGACCTGTCCCGGCGCGTGCGCGATCGAGAGGCATACATCCGGATGGCCGACCAGGCGCAGGTGGTGCGCGAAGAGGGCAAGCGGGTGCGCCATGCCGCCGACTGAGTACGAGGCGCGCGGCGTCACCTGCCTGGAATGCAAGGGCATGCGCACGAAGGAGCGGCCCGACCTGGCCGAGATCGGCATCGGCGCCTGCCACCTGCGCACGCCGGTCGTTTTCGTGTCGATCGAGATGGCGCGCAACTGCTGGGAATTCATCCCCGCTACCCCTGAGAAGGTGGCAATTCGCCGCGCTTGGATCAATTCGTTACCTGATCGGTGGCCGCAACGTGAAAAAGAGTCGTAAAGGCTGCGTTTAAGCAACGATATGCGTTGCCTATGGTCAAAGCGAAGCGTAGAATTTCCAACGTTCAATTGACCAGGGGAACAACATGCACATGATCGGCGGCGCAATTCTTGTTGAGGAAGATCCAGAACAAGTAATCCCACCGAACAGCCGCAAGGTGTTCGTCGCCGTCGATGAGCTCGGGCTGCGCATCGGGGAGACGCACCCGAACGCCAAGCTGACCGACGCCGAGGTCGACCAGATCCGCGACCTGCGCGAGATCACCCGCTGGGGCTACAGCGACCTGGCCGCCAGCTACGGCGTCCCAAAAGCCACCATCCAGAAGATTTGCACCTACCAGCGCCGGGCCAGCACGATCGCGCGCTGGAAGGTCCTGCTGCTGCTCACCCCCGTTTCCCTGACCAACACCCTGGAGGATTCCCATGCTTGAGACCGTCGCCCCTGTGGTGCTGACCGCGCCCGTAACGCCTGCCGATATTGCCGCCCTTGCGCTGACGCCTGCGCAAAAGGAGGCGCAGGACATCATCGACAAGCAGGATTACATCGCCATGCTGACCAGCTGCCTGCCGACGCTGAAGGCTGAGCACTACGCCGGCCGCTTCCTCATGGCCGAGATGACGAAAGCGGGCGACGTGCAGGTGATCAAAAAGCAATTCCTAAAGGCGGCCAAGCGCGTCACCGGCGGCCTGCCACCCTTCACCGAAGTGGCGCTGCAGCTGATCGCCAACCAGGCGAAGAAATAACCATGGGGCTGGTCTTCATCTATTCCCTGTCATGCCCGGAGACCGGGCGGGTGCGCTACATCGGCAAGGCGAATTCGATGCGGGACCGGCTGCAAACCCATATTCGTGACAGCCGGAAGGGGACAAGGCCGGTGTGCCGCTGGGTGCACGCGCTACTGGCTCGGAACATGGCGCCTGTGATGGCCATCGTTTGCGAAAGCGACACTGAGGCATGGGAAGAGGACGAATGCGACCTGATCGCCGAGTATCGCCGCGTGTTCCCTGATCTGTTGAATGTCGCTGACGGCGGTAAAGCGCCCGCTCAGTCGTACACCCAGCGCGCCAAGAACGGACGAACTGCGGCACAGGTGCGCGTCGCCACGCCGGAAGACAAACTGCTCTATGACCTGCGCACGACCATCGGGCAAGGGTTGGCCTGGCAGCGCAAGAACGATCCGGAAGGATATGAGCGCCTGATGAAGCTGATTCGTCCTCTTGCGGTTGAGTTCCCCAATCACTTCGGCACATGGGCAGGGTTGTAATGGCTGCAACGTCCAAGGCAATAACCGACGAGGAAATTGAAGCGATTATTGCCCCGATAGCTGGCGGCATGACGTTGATGCAATCCTGTAAGAAGGCCAGAAAAGATTACATCAACATCAACAAAAGGATTAACGCTTCTCCCGAGCTGAAACAACTGTACGCGCATGCACGCGAGGAGTACGCCAGAACAGGGGCGCAGCGTATCCATGAGATTGCCCGCAATACCAAGCTTGACCCGGCTACGCGCCGCATGATGATCGACGCCATCAAGTGGGAGATCTCGCGCATCTTGCCGAAGGAGTTCGGCGACCGCGTGCAGCAGGAGGTGATCATTACGAACAACACCACGCTGTCGCAGCGTATGGCCAGCGCCAGGGCGCGCGTGCGCCAGAAGTCGACCGAACAGGCGATCGCCACGCAATTGCCGCCTGAGACCGAATAACCACCGTCGCGGCTCGCCGCAAAACCGCAAAACCGTTCGGCTATTTCGGCTGGGCGCAAAATAAAAGAAAGGTAAAACCCGCATGTACCTGAATCACTACCTGAAATTGAAGCCGATGGCGCTGGCTGTGAAATACGCCTGCTATGCGATCGGCCACGACTGGCGCGTCGCCAACGGCCTGCCGGTGCAAGCATGAGCACGGCACTCCCGCCAACGGTTCAGGCCGATACCGGCGCCATCACTCAGGTGAATTCGCGCGTCGACCCCTACCACGCGCGCCAGCTGGCGCTGCAGCACGCCGTGGCCACGCATGCCAGCACTGTCGACGAAGGCCAGATCGTGCAAGCGGCCGAGGCTTACCTGGCTTTCCTGACCGGCGGCAAGCCCGCCGACGCTGGCCAATGAGCTGCGCGCACATGAATTTCGGCGCCGACGTTGCGGTCGCGCGGCTGGAGGACAGCGGCCGGTTTAATGCGGACATCACGATCAAGTGCGTCGACTGTGGCCTGCCGTTTCAGTTCAAAGGCCTGCAGCCCGGGCTGAACCTGAACGGCGCGGCTGTCAGCGTCGACGGCCTGCAGGCCCGCCTGGCGATCGTGCCGCAAGGTGCCGAGCCGAACCCGCTGCAATCCATGCTGCACGGCGCCAAGTTCGACGCCTGACGCGGCGACAGGACAAACAACACCGCCGGCCCCGCGCCGGCTTTTTCATTCCCGGAGGATCCCGCACATGTCAGCCCATAACGCCGAGCAGCAGGCCGAGCAGCAGCTGGTCGAAGACATCGCCGGCTTTACGCACGACCCACTGGGTTATGTCCTGTATGCCTACGACTGGGGCAATGGCGAGCTGGCCAAGTTCCCCGACGGGCCCGACGCCTGGGCGCGCGAAGTGCTGGAAGAGATTGGCGACAAGCTGCGCCGCGGCGTGATCAGCGGCCTGTCCGAGGTAATCCAGATCGCCACCGCGTCGGGCCACGGCATCGGCAAGTCGGCGCTGGTGGCCTGGCTGGTCGACTGGGCGATGAGCACCCGGGAAGACACCAAGGGCGTCGTGACCGCCAACACCGACAACCAGCTGCGCACCAAGACGTGGGCCGAGGTCGCCAAGTGGCACCGCCTGTCGATTACGAAACACTGGTTCAAGCTGACCGCAACCAGCATCTACTCGACCGACCCCGAGCACGAAAAAAGCTGGCGCATCGACATGATCCCCTGGAGTGTTTCGAACACCGAGGCGTTCGCCGGCCTGCACAACCAGGGCAACCGGATCCTGATCATCTTCGATGAGGCGTCAGCTATTCACGATGACATTTGGGAAGTCACCGAAGGCGCGCTGACAGATGACGACACAGAGATCGTGTGGGTGTGCTTCGGCAACCCGACGCAGAACACTGGCCGGTTCCGGGAATGCTTCCGCAAGTTCAGGCACCGCTGGTCCTGCCGCCAAGTGGACAGCCGCACCGTCCGGATCTCCAACAAGGCGCAGATCGCCAAGTGGGTGGCCGACTATGGCGAAGACAGCGACTTCGTAAAGGTGCGCGTGCGCGGCATGTTCCCGAAGGCCAGCGCCAAGCAGTTCATCAGCACCGAGGACGTCGACGCGGCATGCTCGAGAGTGCTGCGCGAAGAGCAGTTCAACTTCGCCCCTAAGATCCTGACGTGTGACCCGGCGTGGGAAGGCGACGACATGCTGGAAATCGGCATGCGGCAAGGCCTGTACTACAAGAGCCTGCGCACGATCGAGAAGAACGACAACGACCTGTACGTCGCCAGCGTCATTTCCCAGCTGGAGATCGAACATGAGATCGACCAGGTGTTTATCGACTACGGCTATGGAACTGGCATCATCAGCGCCGGCCGCACCATGGGCAAAGGCTGGATCGGCGTCTGGTTCAACGGCAAGTCAAGCGACCCGGGATGCCTGAACAAGCGCGCCGAGATGTACAACCAGGTGAAGCAATGGCTGAAGGACGGCGGCGCCATCGACCCGGCCGACAAGGTGCTGTACGACGATCTGATCGGCCCCGAGACCGTGCCGCGCGCCGACGGCAAGATACAACTGGAATCGAAGCAGGACATGAAGGGCCGCGGCCTGCCGTCGCCTGGCCGCGGCGACTGCCTGGCGCTTTCGTTCGCCTACCCGGTGGCCAAGAAAACACCGCACGAGCGCATGGGGCTGGCCAACAACCAGCCGCAGGACCACGACCCCTACGCATAGCCTTTCGGTATACGTCCCGGTGGGTCCGCCTCATAGGATGCCCGACATCCCTACAGGAGGCCCACCCCCATGATTACCCTCATCGAGACCGACCGCGTCGCCGACGTGATCGACTTCACCACCGCGCTGCAGACCGAACACTGGGACGAGATCGCCAAGAACAAGCATCTGATGGTGCTGGCGCCCGACGTCGAGAAATACCGCGCCATCGAGAACCTCGGCAAGCTGTTCGCCGTGCTGGCCTATGACGGCGACGAGATGGTCGGCTATTCCGTCAACATCATCGACAACAACCTGCACTACCGCGACCTGATCCAGGCGCAGAACGACGTCCTGTTCGTAAAGCCCACGCACCGCGCCGGCCGCCTGTTCATGCGCATGCGCGATGCCACCCTGAAGATGGCCGCCGCTCGCGGCGCTCGCCTGATGCTGTGGCATGCGAAGGAGAGGACCCCGCTGGCCTACATGCTGCCACGCCTGGGTTGCAAGGTGCAGGACATCATTTTCAGCGAAGAGCTCGCGCCCATCACCCCCACCGTTTAAGGAGTCACCCCATGGCAGTTTCAGCAATGGTCGGCCTTGCCGCCGTCACCGGCGGCGCCGCATACATGAACCACAAGGACCAGAAAGAGGCACAGGCGCAGAACACGGCAGCCGCCAAAAAGACCGCCACACAGGCCGACGAGGCGAACAACAAGGCGAACCAGAAGCGCGCGAACAGCTCGGCGTTGCTGTCTTCCAACCAGCAGGCGGCAAAGGGCGGCCAGTCGGGCACGATGCTGACCGGGCCTTCCGGCATCGACCCCAACGCGCTGCAACTCGGTAAAACCACGCTGCTGGGCGGGGGCGGCTGATGACGAACGAACGCACCCTGATGATGCAGCGGTGGGAATCGCTCAAGAAAGAGCGTTCCAGCTGGATTGCCCACTATCAGGAAATCTCCAAGATCCTGCTGCCCCGCTCTGGCCGCTTCCTGCTGGAAGACCGCAACAAGGGCGAACGGCGCCACAACAACATTTACGATTCGACCGGCACGCGCGCGCATCGTGTGCTGTGTGCTGGCCTGATGGGCGGTGCCACGTCGCCGGCGCGCCCATGGTTCCGCCTGTCGGTGCAGGACAAAGAGCTGGCCAAGTCCGAAGACGTCAAAATGTGGCTGGCGCAGGTCACCGACATGATCCTGGCCGTCTTCGCCAAGTCGAACACCTACCGCGCCCTGCATACCATGTACGGCGAGCTCTCCGGCTTTGGCACGGGCGCCAACCTGATCACGGCCGATTTCAAGGATGTGATTCGCCATTACCCGCTGGCCACCGGCGAATACTGCCTGGCGCAGGACGGGCGCGGCGAGATCTGCACGGTTTATCGTGAATTCCAGATGACGGTGGGCGCCATGGTGATGGAGTTCGGCCGCGGCGCTGTCAGCACGGCCACGCGCAACCTGTACGACCGCGGCGCGCTCGACACCTGGGTGACGATCGTCCACGGCATCGAACCGCGCATGCAGCGTGACCTGTCGAAGCTGGACCCGGCGAATATGGCCTGGCGCTCGGTCTACTTCGAACACGGCAGCGACGGCGACGCCAACCTGCGCGACGCCGGCTTCAAGCGATTCGCCGCGATCTGCCCGCGCTGGGAAGTGGGCAGCGGTGGCGATATTTACGGTCACAGCCCTGGCATGGAAGTCCTGGGCGACATCAAGCAGCTGCAGCACCAGAACCTGCGCAAGGGCCAGGTAATCGACTACCAGACTAAGCCGCCGCTGCAGGTGCCCATCACGATGAAGAATCAGCCGGTGAATACCCTGCCGGGCGGGATCAGCTATTACGACCCATCGCTGGCCAATGCCAAGATCGAAAGCGCATGGAACGTGAACCTGAACCTGGACCACCTGCGCGAAGACATCATCGACGTGCGCCAGCGGATCAAGGAAGGCTTCTACACCGACCTGTTCCTGATGCTGTCGAACATCGACCACACCGGCATGACCGCCACCGAGGTGGCCGAACGGCATGAGGAAAAGCTGCTGATGCTGGGCCCGGTGATCGAGCGCCTAGACAACGAAGCACTGGCGCCGCTGGTGAACAACGCGTTCGACCAGCTGCTGGAGGCCGGCGCCCTGCCGCCGCCGCCGCCGGACCTGCATGGCCAGGATCTGGAAATCGTCTACACGTCCGTGCTGGCGCAGGCGCAGCGCGCTGTCGCCACAAACGGCGTCGACCGCTTCGTCGGGAACATCGGCCAGATCGCCACGTTCAAGCCGGATGTGCTCGACAACTTCAACAGCGACGAATGGGCCAAAACCTACGCCGACATGCTGGGCGTGTCGCCGGCCCTGATCGTGCCATCCAACCAGGTAGCGATCGTGCGTCAGCAGCGCGCGCAGGCGCAGCAGCAAGCCAACCAGGCTGCCGCAATGGAACAAATGTCGGCCGCGGCGCGCAACCTCGGCGCCACCCCTACCACCGGCGGGAATGCCGCATCCGACGTCATGAACATGTTTGCCCAAGGCGTCGGCCACTAACCCCTGAAAGAGACCATGACCAATCTTGCAATGACCGCCGAAGAGGCAAAAGCGCATTACGGATGCGAGCCAAGCGACGACAGCCTGCCGAAATACCCCTACGGCCTGTCCATCTACCTGGACGACGACGCGCTGAAGAAACTGGGCATCACCGACTTGCCGAAGGTGGGCACCTCGATGCCGGCCACGATCACGGTGATGGTCACCGGCACCAGCCAGCGCGCTACACAGTCGGGCAAGGAAGGCGAAACCATGCGCACCTGTGTGGACTTGCAGATTACGGACATGGACATCGCCATGCCGGCCAAACCAGCAGCAGACCTCCTTTACCCATCGAAATAACTGAAAGCACACTATGAGCGGATTTAAAACTGGCATTCTCCCCTGGCTGATCAACGACACCGGCCGCCCGGTAGGCGTCAAGGAACCGGACGGCGACGAGACCATGATCCCGGTCTTCTCGCCTGATGGGCAATCGCTGCTGCGCGCCGACGGCTCGGCGCTGGAAGGGACTGGCGCCGGCTACGTGCTGCCGGTCGCGACTGCCGGCGTGCTGGGCGGCGTGAAAGCTGGCACCGGCGTGACGATCGCCGCCGACGGTACGCTGTCCGCATCTGGCGGCGGCGGCGGAAGTGCTGGCCCGGTTGCACTGACCACCACCACGTTCGAAGCGATCGGCGCCGGCAAGCTGGTCTATGTGCGCGCCGACGGGCAACTGGCGCTGGCCAGTTCAACCGCTGAAGGCAAAGAGGCCATCGGCTTCACGCTGGCCGCCGCCGCATCGGGCGCACAAGCCACCTGGTACAACACCGGCGTGATCACCGGGCTGTCGAGCCTGACGCCTGGCACGGCCTATTTCATGAGCCCAGCTGGCGCGATAGGTGCGGCGCCGACCACGACCGGAAACGTGGTGCTGCGTGTCGGCATCGCATTGACGGCCACTACGCTGCTGTTCGAAGCGAACACCCCTATCACCCTGTAAGGCGGCCACTACATGACAGTGTTTAACCCGAAACTTGCAGCGGCGATTGCCGCGGCTGTGGGGGCAACCCCTACGAAGATCAACTATTCGAACGCGATTGGATCCGACCTGGGCAACACGCGCCGCCTGCGCGCGTTTCGAGACGCCAACCCGGCAGCGCCGAACCCGGCCGCCACTGGCGTGGAATTCCTGAATATCGGAAGCAGCGGGCCGCTTACCTACCAGGCCGGTAACATCGTCGGATTCGGCACCCTATCCGGCACGACCGTGCGCGCGGCGGCTGATCTGTCGACCGGGGTGTCGGTGCTGGTCCTGGAGGGTAACGGCAGCTCCATTACTTTCACGCTGGGCCTTACTGGATCAGGCAAAGAATTCACGCTCGGGGCGAGCCCGACCGGCTCGCCCAACGAAGGCGTTGCCTTCACAGCCGCAGCGAAGATACGGGCGCCAGTTGCATACGATTCTGGCTCTGGCCCACTTTCGCCGCAAGCGGTGGCCAACACCCCCTACAGCGCGACGGTGCAGGACTGGAGCAGCGGCAGCGCCGTAGATCTTCCGCCCATCATCCTGGACGTCAAATTGCCGAACTGGGTATTCGATGACGCGGAACTGGCAACCAGCATGGGCGACTGTGCCGTTTATCAATCCACGCAAAGTGCGGTGCTGGACGACATCGAATTCGGCGTGACGGTATGGGGAATTAATCCCTCCATCAATTCGCAAGGGGCCGAGCCGGTCTACAAAGCCCTGGTGGTTGAAAAACCGACTGAGGCCAATTGGCCCGGCTGGCCTGCGTACAGCGGCTATAACCAGGCCGTCTCCAACACCTTCGCCAAGCCCCACAAGGTCGTGATCAAGAACCAGGCCGGCGCCGTCTTGTACATCCACCAAATGCGGGATGGTAAGCCGATCAACGACCCGAGCCTGTATACGTCGAAGTTCAACAACGAAATCAACGTCAAGCCGTTGCGTCCGTTCATGCACTGCGCAGCCGCGCTACCCTGGACATCCTCGCGCCCGAAGCTCAACACGTACGCAAGTAAATATTTCCCTGGTGCTGCGGCCGATTCGCTTGCGCCGCATGTCTCCAGGTCCCACTACACCTATAACCCGCCAGTGATGCCGGTCTATGGCCTGACCCAGCTGAACGGCGTCAGCTGCCCGCACTCGATGCCCAAGTGGTCGCTGCCCGGCAATGCCACTGCAGTCGATGCGGCGGCGGCACTGGTGCAAGACCCGTACCTGTACAACATCGTCGGCACCTCTGCCGGCTACGGTGATGTGGGCCATGGGGTGAACTTCATTATCGGATGGGGCTACGAGCCAGGATCGTTCTCGGGACATGACCAGGCTTGTGGCGTCGGCGGCTTGCGACTGGACCGTTATGTGATCCCGTTCCAGTATGCGGCGTATATGACGAACCCGAACTACCTGCGGCCTTTCAATATGGACCCGATCATCGACATGGCCGAGGACTTCGGGAAATCCGCGTACAACTTGCCGAATTTCTTTGTCACCAACGTGAAGACCGCCGCCACGATCCCGCTGGAAGAGGTTTTCAACAACGAATGGAGCATGGGCGGCGGCTACTACGACCCCAACAATTCCTATACCGCCGGCGGTAGCGCAAAGTCGATTTATCGATTCGGCCCGTTTGCAGGGGATAGTTATAACCCGGCGCTACCTTTCGGCGGCGAGATGGTGGATAAGAACGGCCGCACGCCATTCAACGGTGCCGGGCCCGACTTCCTCCACAATTTCTGGTCGTTTGCCTGGGACACGCTGCTGTTTAATTGCCCCATGGCGGCGTATGCAACCAAGCACCGCCTGATCAGCTCTATCCTTTGCCAGGCCGAATGGATCGCGGAAGACCACAATGTCATCGAATGGTACCTGGTGCGCCAGCATGCCTGGCGCTGGATGCACTACACGATGGCATGGAAGGTCAGCGCCGACCACCCGCTGGGCATTCCTCGCGCACCGGTCGAGAAGCGTTTTGAAAAAGAACTGATTGCCATCCATGAGCAGATCGTCGTGCCGTCGCGGGCAGTGAATCCGTATCTGCGCATCGCAAGCATCAAAAACCTCGGTTGCCCGACCCGGTGGGATGGGCAAATGGCGTCGCACGGCATGACCTTCTACCTGGCGCATGTGATCCACCTGATGCGTCAAACTGGGCTGTGGGACGTTCTGTATAACAAGTCGGTGCAGTGCCGTGAGGCTCTGGAATTTACGGTTCACGCCCTCGACTTGTACTCGATCGACTGGATCCTGGACACGCAGGGACGAGAGCCGAATTACACGCCGGTGCATATCGGCGACCCGCAAACCGGCATGGCGACCAGCTGGGCCGACTGGTCAACGCGCGTGCGCCCGCGCAATGGGCAAGAGGACTGGATCACGAACCCCGATGGGAGTATCCACCGGGACGGTGGATTCGGCCAGGAACATCTGCGCTACCAGTGGGTTTGCTTCCGCCGTGATTACCCGCTCGGCATTCCTTGCGTACGTGCCAACGGCATCGCGCTGGCAGCTGCTGCCTTCAAAGATTTTTACGACCGGATTGACGCACGGGTTGCCACCCAGTCCGACCCGCGAGACAAGAGTGGCGTGAGCTGGCTCTATTACGGCCCGCAAACCGCAGCCATCAAACCGCCAGTTGCTTAAAGAGATCCGGACATGACTACTACTGTTGTTAAACAATTCAATACTGCGGGCGGTGCCGGCGTCGACTTCTCGACCTGGGGGCAACTGCAGGCCTTCGTCAATCCGCTTACCCCGGTAGGCGCCGACACCGACTATGACATCCAGATCACCGGGAATCTTACCGTGCCTGAAGGCGACACCATGGGGCCGTCTGGCAGTGTCGATGCGACGCGACGCGTTCGGTTCCGCGCAAAGCCCGGCCAGAGCGTCAATGATAACGGGGCAACCGTATTTGACGACGGCATCACTGGTGCATCGTTGTCTATGGTGCGCAATACCTATCACAGTAGCCTGCCTGGTATCGAGATTGAGGGGATGCGCATCCTGCTGACGGGCGCAGGATCGCAGACGCTGCGGTTGTACAAGATTTCTCGCTGCCGAATCCTGGATACATCGACCAATACGAATTCGTCAATCCCGCTTGTCCTGGGGATGATGGATTCTCTGTACCACGCAACGGTCGCAGGAAAAACCCTGTTCCAGATCGAGGTGGCGGTAGATCTGCTCCGCAATACGTTGGTGGCCGCCAACACGGCCAAGCTGAACGGATATCCGCTCAACGATTCAAAACTCGACAGCAATGTGTTTCTGGGTTTTGCCGAAGTGTACAACGGCACGCCGACCCTGTTTACCAATAACTTCGCCAATGCCGCGCCGACGTCCGGCTACTCGACTGGCCTTAGTGTTGTAGCCGGTGCCAATGCCCTGCTGACCAATGACTCTACCGACTTCCGCCCGAAGGCAGGCGGCCCGCTGATTGGCGCAGGTAGTGCGGCGGCGCAGGGCACTAGCGATATCCTAGGCGGCAACCGCGGGCCAGCACCGGATGTCGGCGCCCGTCAACTCGCCTTTGTGCCCCCCTCGCCTACCGGCACGATCACTGACATTACGGTCAACGGCACCACCATCACCGTCAGCGGCACCACGACCAACAGCCCTACCTCGGGCACCGCAAGCCTGACGCTGACGAATGAGGCCGGAAATAATGGCGTAGAGCAGAATCTATCCGAGATCACGCTGGGCAGCGGCACCTTCACAGCGACGTTCACCAACGTGAAAGTAGGCCACTATGTCGCCGGCATCACGCTGACCAATGTAGGCGGAACCGTAGCTGCGGCCAATGCCTTGGGCTATGCCAACGTGCAGGGTGCGAGCGGCGTTCTGGTCAGCCAGTCAGTGGATGGCCAGGTGTACAGCATCAGCGTCACCACGAGCGGCGCGCCGACCTCGGCGTCGATTACCATCCCGCCTGCAGCGGCCAATCCAAACGGGGCGGTTGCGGTTGGCCCTGCCGCGATGACGCTGGGCAGCGGCACCGCTACGTTTAGCGGCTCGCTTGTGCCAGGCAATTATGACCCGGCCTTCGTGACCTTCACGACTGCCAACGGGACGAGCTTCCCGATGGCCGGCACCTTGCCGGCAGCGGTCATTGGTATAAGCGGCAACCCGGAGGGGCCACCGATCAGCGGCGGCGGTGGCGGTGGCGGCGGCACTACGATTCCGGCCACCATCCTGGTCAACGGGCGCGTAGTTCCTATTCCGGCCGCACTGATCGGGACCGGCAAAAAGCCGATCGTCTACCTGAATGGACGGTTCAAGGTGCGCGCCGCGGCTGAAGGCATCCCGGTGGTGTTTGTGAATGGCCGCTATCGCCTGCTGGCGGCGGGGGAGGTGCTCGGAATCTAGCGGTATACGTTCCATCCATGGGCGCCCATACAGTGGCGCCCATGACTGATTTTGACCCCACCAACACCGCACAGCAGGACGCGGATCACGAAAAGGCCGCGGCGCATGCGGCGCTGGTCGCCAAGCAGGAAGCCGAGGATTTCCAGTGGCTGATGGCGGACCAGCGCGGCCGGCGCATCGTCTGGCGCTTGCTCGCTGAGTCTCGAGTCTTCCATTCCAGTTTCGACCCCATGGCCATGAACATGGCTTTCAACGAAGGGCGCCGCGCCGAAGGCCTGCGCCTGCTGGGCCAGGTGCATGCCCTGTGCCCTGACCTCTACCCCACCATGATGAAGGAGAACACCTGATGTCTGATTCCGCAGCAGTCGCCGCCCCAGCACCAGCGCCAGCAGCACCGGCGGCCGGAACCACCCTGATGACCGCGCCAGCAGCTGCAGCGCCAGCCGCGGCACCAGCGCCAGGCGAAGCGGCCAATACGCCAGCCGACGCCAACGCAGCGCCAGCTGGTAACGCGCAGGTCGATCCGCCAGCAGGCGAGAAGCCAGCCGAAACCGACGAACAGAAGGCCGAGCGCGTCGCGGCCGAAGCTGCCGAGGCCGCCAAGAATGCCGGCGCGCCCGAGAAATACGAGCCCTTCACCCCGCCCGAAGGCGGCAACCTGGACCCGGCCGTGATGGATCAGTTCGCCGAAGCGGCCCGCGCCCTGAACCTGCCGCAGGACAAGGCGCAGCAGCTGATCAACACGATGGCGCCAGTGATTGCCGCGCGCCAGGCCGAACAGGTCGAAGCGGTGCGCGCCGAATGGGGCACCCAGTCGACGGCCGACAAGGAATTCGGCGGCGACAAACTGCCCGAGAACCTGGCCGTGGCCACCAAGGCAATGACGGCTTTTGGCACCCCCGAACTGACCAAGCTGCTGAACGACACCGGCCTGGGCAACCACCCCGAAGTGATCCGCTTCATGTACCGCACCGGCAAAGCGATGTCGGAAGACAAAGTCATCACCGGCGGCGTCCCGGCCAGCGGTATACGTTCCACGGCAGACCTTCTTTACCCTTCAAGCTCATCCAAGTAGTTGGATTTCACCCCCTCATCCATTACGGAGTAATACACATGGCACTTTTGAAAGCTGGCGCGCTCACCCTCGCCGATTGGGCAAAACGTCTGGACCCCGACGGCAAGGTGCCGGCTGTGGCAGAACTGCTCTCGCAGACCAACGAAATTCTGGAAGACGCCGTCTTCAAGGAAGGCAACCTGCCGACCGGCCACCGCGTCAACGTGCGCACCGGTCTGCCGGCCGTGTTCTATCGCATGATCAACCAGGGCGTGCCGGCTTCGAAGTCGACCACCGCGCAGATGGACGAAGCCTGCGGCATGCTGGAAGCGCGCTCGCACATCGACGTCGAGCTGCTCAACCTGAACGGCAACGCTGCCGCTTTCCGCCTGTCGGAAGACGAAGCCTTCATCGAAGCGATGAACCAGACGCAAGCCGGCGCCATGTTCTACGGGAACCCTGGCACTGACCCGCGCTTGTTCGCTGGCTTCCAGACCCGTTACAGCTCGCTGACCGCCGGCAACGGCACGAACATCCTGGATGCGGGCGGCACCGGCACGAACAACTGCTCGATCTACCTGATCGTGTGGGGCGAAAACACCGTGTTCTGCCCATTCCCGAAGGGTTCCAAGGCGGGCCTGCAGCAGCAGGACCTGGGCGAAGACGACGTCCCGGACGACAACGGCAACATGTACCGCGCCATGAAAGCGCTGTATCAGTGGAAGAATGGCCTGGTCGTGAAGGACTGGCGCTATGTCGTGCGTATCGCGAACATCAACGTGGCCGACCTGACGGGCCAGTCCGCGACGCAAGCCGCGTCCGCCGCCACCCAGATCATCCACCTGATGATCCGCGCGCAGGACAAGATCCCGAACCTGGCCATGGGCCGCGCCGCGTACTACGCGAACCGCACCGTGTATTCGATGCTGCGCATTGCCGCGATGAACAAATCGTCCAGCGTGCTGAAGATCGAAGATGCGGTCAACCAGTTCGGCGCGTCCGGCAAGATGACCACGTTCCTGGGCGTCCCACTGCGCAAGGTCGACCAGCTGCTGAACACCGAATCGCGCGTCGTTTAATCGACGCCCGAGCAACCTTTCAAGGAAAAATCATGATTCTCGATGCATTGCTTCTCCTGTCCGGCTCGGTGGCCGCCGGTGGCACGCTGACCGGCCAGGCCATCGCTGGCGCCGGCTCCTTCGTGTCGTCCAACACCATCGACGCGGCCCCCCTGGCGCTGGGCGGAAACCAGTCGCCAGACCTCGGCAGCGGCGAAGAACTGAGCATGGCGTTTTCGGTGCTGTCCGCGCCGAGCGCCGGCACCTCGGTGCAGTTCCAGGTGATCCAGGCCGACGACGCGGCGCTGACCACGAACGTGGAAGTGATCAGCTCTACCGATGCAATCGCCATTGCCAACCTCCCGGCCGGCAAGCTGATCAAGCTGTTTATCAACCCGGCCCCGGGCGCTGCAAAGCGTTATATCGGCGCCCGTTACGTCACTGTCGGCGCAATCGCCGGCCTGTCGGTCTCGGCGTCGATCGTCAAGGACGTGCAGGGCAAAGGTACGGCCTTCAAGTCGGGCTTTACCGTAGCCTGATAAAGCGGCGCGGGGCTTCGGCCCCGTTCCCATTTAACCTCTCGGAGAAAACAACATGCACCGCAATTCCCGCAACTCCCGTTTCGCTTCCGTCATGGCCCTGTCGCTGATGGCCGGCCTGTCGATCACCGCCGCCGGCACCGCAACCGCCGACAACCCCGAAGGCGCCAGCGCACCGCGCGCGCCGGTCTGGTACATCACGAAGGAAAAGTCGCTGGTCGGTAACGAGATCCACGAAGCCGGCGTCAAGGTCCAGTACGCTGGTCTGCCTGCTGACAACCTCACCCCGACCTGCGACGAGGGCCGCGCACGCGCCGCTGAGTACAAGGCATCGAACGACAAGCGCGTCGCCTCGATGGTCGAGAACTACAGTGAAAGCCAGGTTGGCAACCCTGAAGAATTCATGAAGTCGTTCCTGAAGGCGCAGGCCGAAGAGCGCATCGAACACCAGGCGCAAATGGCCAAGATGATGGAAATTCAGCAGGAATCGGCGGTGCAGCTGGCGCAGGCTGCCGCGAACATGGCAGAGCTGGCCAAGTTGATCGCCAGCCAGTCGGCCGCGCCTGCCGTCGCGCTGGAAAAGCCGGCCGATGCGCCAAGCGAAACCAGCACCGAAGGCACCGGCACCACCCCAGCGAAGCGCACCCGGGGATAAACCGCGCTTCGCTCACGCGGCGCATTTTCGGAAAGGGCGATCTTGCGGTCGCCCTTTTTTCGTTTCTGGAGAATACACATGGCATCTGAAGTAGAAATCTGCAATCTCGCGCTGTCCCACCTGGGCGACAGTGCCACCGTGGCCAGCATCGACCCGCCTGAGGGATCATCGCAGGCTGAACACTGCGCCCTGTGGTATCCGATCGCGCGCAATTCCCTGCTTGAACTTCACGAATGGGGCTTCGCCACCGTGCGCGCTCCGCTGGCTGAACTGGCAGCGTCGATCGCGCCCTGGCAGCACGCCTATGCGCGCCCGGCAAAGGCATTGAAGGTGCTGGCGGTGACGGCGCCGAACTGCGGCGACACCGCGCAGGCGTATGTCAGCGAAAGCGACGAGGAAGGAAACCAGATCATCCTGACCAACCACGCCAGCGCCATGATCCGATACACCCGCATCATCACAGATACCAGCAAGTTTTCGCCCCTCTTCGTTGACGTGCTCGCATGGTACTTGTCCACCTACCTGGCCGGCCCGATCCTGAAGGGGGAAAGCGCCATTCAGGTAGCCAATGCGAACATGAGCAAGGCCATGGGCATGCTGGCGCTGGCCAAGCTTTCCGACACTGGCCAGCAGCATCTGGCGCCGGCACCTGTTCACGCGGTCCCATGGCTGGCGGGGCGCTGAGATGGCCGAGAAAATAAAATCCTACAAGGCCAGCTTTAACGGTGGCGAGCTCACTCCCGAATTCTTCGGGCAAATCGGCGACGCCAAGTTCCAGACCGGGCTGGCCATTTGCCGCAATTTCGTCGTCAAGCCGCAGGGGCCGATCGAGAACCGCGCCGGTCTGGCGTTCGTGCGCGAAGTGAAAGACTCGAGCAAGTCGGTGCGCCTGCTGCCATTCACCTACTCGACCACGCAAACCATGATCCTGGAGCTGGGCGCCGGTTACTTCCGCTTCCATACGCAAGGCGCCACGCTGCTGGATGGCGTCACTCCCTACGAGATCGCCAACCCCTACGCCGAAGCCGATCTGTTCGACATTCACACGACCCAGTCGGGCGACGTGCTCACGCTCGTTCACGCGAACTATCCGCCGCTGGAGCTGCGCCGCTTGGGCGCAGTGGACTGGACGCTGGTCCCGATCACGTTTGCGCCCACTGTCCTGCCGCCTGGTGGCGTCACGGCCTCGCCTGATTCGGCGCGCACCGGCGTAGACATGAAGTATGTTGTGACCACCCTGTCGCCTGATGGCCTGACCCAGTCGGTGGCCAGCGAAGACGCGGCATGCAGCAACAACATTTTCGCCGTCGGCGCCTATAACGTCATCGCCTGGGATGCCCCGGCGGGCGCAGAGCTCGGCGTCACCCAGTACATGGTCTACAAGTACGTGGGCGGCAACTATGGCTATATCGGTCGCACCACCAACCTGCAGCTGACCGATGACAATATCGCCCCCGACCTGTCGCTGACGCCTCCCCGATACGACCCGCTGGCCCAGTCGCCCGGGAACTATCCGAGCGCCACAAGCTATTACGAGCAGCGCCGCGTGTTCGGCGGCACCATCAACGCGCCACAAAAAATATGGATGACCAGGTCCGGGACTGAGTCCGACATGTCCTACTCGCTGCCAACGCGTGACGATGACCGGATCGCCTTCCGCATCGCAGCACTGAAGGCCAACACGATCCGCCATGTGGTGCCGCTGGCCGACCTGCTGCTGCTGACCAGTTCGACCATCTTCCGCATCACGTCGGTGAACACCGATGCGCTGACCCCGTCTTCCATCTCGGCCAAGCCGCAGGCGCACGTCGGTGCGTCGAACGTGCAACCGTGCCTGATCAATAGCAACCTGATCTATGCGGCGGCCCGCGGCGGGCACATGCGCGAGATGAGCTATTCGCGCGACGCCAACGGCTACGCCTCGGGCGACCTCTCGCTGCGCGCCACGCACCTGTTTGACGACGACGAGCTGGTCGACATGGCCTATGTTGAAGCGCCCATGCCGATCGTGTGGGCGGTCAGCAGTTCGGGCAAGCTCCTGGGGCTTACCTATGTTCCAGAGCAGCAGGTAGGAGGCTGGCACCAGCACGATACCGACGGCGCTTTCGAATCGTGCGCGGCCGTTGCCGAAGGGCGCGAAGACGTGCTGTATGTCGTGGTGCGACGCCAGATACAGGGAGTGGCCCACCGCTATATCGAACGCCTGTCCAGCCGTAAGTTTGTGGATCCGGCTGACGGCTTCTTCGTTGACAGCGGCGCCACCTACCGCGGCGCGCCCACATCGACCATCAGCGGGCTGGACTGGCTTGAAGGAAAGATCGTCAGCATCCTGGCCGATGGCGCAGTGCATCCGCAGCGCGCTGTCGTCGCCGGCACCATCACGCTGGACAACCCGGCCAGCATCGTGCACGTCGGCCTGCCGATCACCGCCGACGCAAGAACGCTTCCGCTGGCGGCGCAGGTCGACGCCGGATATGGGCAGGGCCGCGTCAAGAACGTCAACAAGGTATGGCTGCGCGTGGTGCGATCAAGCGGCGTATTTGCCGGGCCGACGGTCGAGCGCCTGACGCAGTTCAAGCAGCGCACGACAGAAGCCTTTGGGCAAGCGCCAGGGCTGAAGACCGACGAAATCGAAATCGACGTGCGCCAGGACTGGGGCAGCGATGCCGCCATCATCATCCGGCAATCTGATCCGTTGCCCATTACCATCACTTCCATGACAATGGAAGTCGTCATCGCTAACTAGGGGAAACAATATGGGAATCAACGCAGGGACCGCGGCGCGGTTTGGTGGGCTATTCGGATCAGCGCCGGCTGCAGCAGCTGCCGCACCGGCCGCGCTGCCGGCATCAGTGCCGACCGCCGCACAAACGGCGCAGGCCGCGCAGGCGGCGCAGACCGCCACAACGTTGCAGGTGGGGGGCGCATTCATCGCGGCGATCGGTGCCGTGTCCAGCGTGATGTCGAGCCGCCTTGCGCTGAAGGGCGCCGCCGAGATTGCCGCCATCAATGCCGGCGTGGCCGAGCGCGCGGCACAGCAGGAAGAGGCGCGCGGGCAGGAGTTGATCGCGCAGGCCACCGAGCGCGCCGGCCAGGTGAAGGGGTCGCAGCGCGCGGCGATGGCCGCCAATGGCATCGACCTGGGCGAAGGTAGCGCGGCCGAAATATTGACCAGCACCGACATGGTCAAGGAACACGACATCCAAACGATTCAGGCCAACGCCGTGCGCGCTGCCTGGGGCCACCGCATGAACGCCACCAGCCTGACGAACCAGGCCCGCAGCAACATGGCCAGCGCCGATTCGGCCAGCCCGCTACTGGCCGGCACGTCGTCGCTACTTTCCAGCGCCGGCCAGATCGCTGGCAGCTGGTACGCAATGAACAAAAACGGCGTCGCGCCGAAGGGAACCTGATCACATGCCAACCGTCCCAACCTACAACGGCGCCGGTGTCGCGCCTGCTGGCGCCAGCGGTGCCGGCTTCGCCACCCCGCAAGTATCGAATGCCGGGCCCGGCCAGCTGATGAACCTGGGCGAAGGCATGGCCCGCGCTGGCGGTGCTGCGGCAAACATCGCCGTCGACATGCAGCAGCAGGTCAACCAGGTACGCGTCGATGATGGCCTGAACAAGATTCGCCAGCAGATGCTGGACCTGACGTACAACACGGAGACCGGCTACAAGGGGCTGCGCGGCGATGCGGCGCTGACCAGGCCGGACGGCAAGCCGCTGACGGAAGAGTATGGCGGCAAGCTGCAAACGGCGATCTCCGAAGTGTCGGCCAAGCTGGGCAACGACATGCAGCGCCAGGCCTTCATGCAGAACGCTACCGGCCTGCTCCAGCAATTCCAGTCCGGACTGCAGCAGCACGAGCTCACCGAGTACAAGGCCTATTCCCTGTCGACGCAAGAGGGCACCATAAAACTGGGCGTCGATGAGGCCCGCCGCAACTGGCAAGACCCGGACAAGATCCGCGCGTCCCTGGACAGCGTCAAGGCCGCTGTGGTGAAAACCGGGCAGCTGTCGGGATGGTCCGGCAACGACACCACCGCGCGCATGCGCGAAGTCTCCAGCTCGGTGCACATGGGCGTGATCGAAACGGCGCTGTCCGAGAACAACCCGGAATATGCGCTGGGCTATATCGACCAGTTCAAGGACGAGATGACGGCCGGTGACCTGCTCAAGGTGCGCGGCAACATCAACAAGGACGTGTACCAGCGTCTGGCCGACGGCATCGCCACCACCGTGGTGGGCGCCGCGCGCGCGCAGGCCATGCCGGGCGACTTCGGCCGCATGGCCACGATCACGGCGCAGAGCGAAAGCGGCAACCGCGAGCGCGACAGCGGCGGCAACCTGGTGACGTCACCGAAGGGCGCGCAGGGCGCCATGCAGGTAATGCCGACAACGAACATCGACCCGGGCTTCGGCGTGAAACCGGCGCAGGATACCAGCGACGCCGAGCGCACGCGCGTGGGGCGCGACTACCTGCAGGCGATGGTCAAACACTACGCTGGCGACCCGGCCAAGGCCTGGGCCGCGTACAACTGGGGGCCGGGCAAGGTCGACGCGGCGATCAAGGAACACGGCGCCGGCTGGCTGGCGCACGCGCCGCAGGAAACGCAGGCCTATGTGTCGAAGAACCTGGCCGCGCTGGGATCGGGCGGAGGCGTCGTCAAACCGACCTTGCAGGACATCCACGACACCGTGCGCGCGCAAGTCACCCAGCGTTTCGGTGCCACCCCGCCGGCCGGCGTGATGAAGCTGGCCCTGTCGACCGCCACCCAGCAGTTCGAAGACCTAGCCAAGGCGACCAAGGCCGACGAGGACGCGCGCACGACCGCCGCCATGCAGGCGCTGGTGCAGAACGGTGGCAAGTTCTCGCAGCTGCCGTATGCGGTGCGATCGAGCATCCCGGCCGACAAGGTCGACCAGGTGCTGAACTTCGGCCAGAAGGTGGCCAAGGGCGACGACATCACAAACCCGGCTGTGTATCAGCGCCTCTCCGACCCGACCGCCTTGCGCGGCCTGTCCGAGGACCAGTTCTACCAGCTGCGCAGTGAACTGTCGGAATCGGACTTTAAGCACTTCTCGGCGCAGCGCGCGGCGATCACTGGCAAGGCCGGCAACAAGCTGGAAGAGGTCAACATGTCGGCCATGAATGCGACCCTGCGCGACCGCTTCGATACGCTGGGCATCGACCCGACGCCGAAGGCCGGCAGCGAAGAGGCGGCGCGCGTGGGAACCATCAAGAAATTCGTCACCGATACGATGCTGCAGCAGCAGAAGATCACCGGCAAGCCGATGACGGACGCCGACGTCGCCGCGCACATCGACGGGCTGTTCGCCAAATCGGTCAGCTTCCGCAACACCTTCCTGGGCATGGAAACCGGAAAGGGCTCGCAGCGCCTGCTGACGATGAAGGCAAGCGACATCCCGGACGACACGCGCGACGCCCTGGTGCGTGACTTCAAGGCCGCCGGCGTGGCCGCGCCGAGCGATGCCGACCTGCTGGGCGCCTACTTCCGCGTGCAGCAAATGCCGCGCAAGGCCGCGCCATCGAAAGACACCCCACAATCGAAGACTGGAAAAATCAAATCATGAGCGACGAACAGCAGATCGACACCGCCGGCGCCGTGGCCGCCTACCTGAACCCGGCGCAGGGCCAGCCCGCGCTGGCCGCGCGCACCGCGATGACTGCGGCGGCCGACAGCAACCCGGATATGGAAGGCGAACTGCGTCGCGTGGCCGCGCGCACCGGCGTGCCGATCGACGCGGCGCGCGCCTACCCGGAGGACGTCAAGCGCCAGGCCGCGCTGCAGCAGCACGACTTCGACCAGCTGGCGCACCAGTACCCTGGCACCACGAAGTTTCTGGCCGACGTCGACAACGCGCGGATCTCGCACGACGATGTCGAAAACCTGTCTTCCACCGAAGCGACCATCGGCCCGATTCGCGGTCCGAAGCCGACCTTCTGGACCTACGCCACCGGACTGCTGAATTCCCTGCCGCAGGGCGCTGGCATGGCGCGCGAAGGCATCAGGATGCAGCTGGCCGATCTGTTCGGGCAGGATGCCGTCCGCGACGATGCGCAGCGCAAGTACAGCCAGCTGTCGCTTGAACAGAAATTGGCCACGCCAGAATTCGAAAGTAGCACTGCGCAGGGCGTCTATGGCGGCCTGACCAGCACCGTGCGCGCCGTGCCGGGCCTGGTGGCATCGCTGGTCAGCCGCAGCCCGGCGCCGATGCTGGCGACCATGGGTGTGCAGACCGAGGCCGACGCTTACGGTAAGTACCGCAACCGCGGCGCGAGTGCTGGCCAGGCGCTGGCCGGCGCCGTCGGTGAAGGCGCCACCGAGGTGGCAACCGAATTGCTGCCCATGGGCTTCCTGGTCAAGAACATGGGCAAGGTCGGTGCCGGCACGTTCCTGACCGGGTTGCTGGCCCGAGAGGTGCCGGGCGAACAGCTGGCCACCGCCGTGCAGGACGCGATCGACACCGCCGTCGCCAATCCGGACAAGACGTGGGGCGACTACCTGAAGGAAAGGCCGGATGCAGCCTACCAGACGCTGCTGGCGACGATTACGCAGGCCGGGCTGATGGAGGGCGCCAACGTAGCCATGCAACGCGCTCACGGGCGCGTACAGGAGGCGCAGCACGCCGGGCAGGTTGGTGAGGCGCTTTCGCAGTTCAACGCGCTGGCCGAAGCGTCGAAGGTGCGCGAGCGCGACGCCGGCACGGCGCAGGCCTTTTTCCAGACCCTGATGCAGGACGGACGAGAAAACGTCTGGATCACCCCGCAGGCGCTGGCCGAATCCGGCATGCTCGACCAGGTGGCGCAGGCGCTGCCGGGCGTGGCCGCGCAAATGGAAGAGGCGGCGAACACCGGCGCCGACATTCGCATACCGATTGCCGACCTGATGGCGAACATGGCCGGGCCGGAACTGGAGCAGGGTTTGATCCCGCACCTGTCCGACGAACCGGGCGGCTTCACGAAGACGACGGCCGACGAGTACCTGGCCAGCGGCGCGGCGCAGGAACTGGCCGACGAGGTGGCGCGCACGCTGGCCGATAAACCGCAGTCCGACGCCTTCAACGCATCGCGCGACGCGGTCACCGCCGGATTCCAGACCCAGCTGGACGAAGCCGGCCGCTTCGCCCCGGCCGTGAACCAGGCTTATGCCTCGATGGTGGGCAGCTTCTATGCGGTGCAGGCCGCGCGTCTGGGCATCACGCCGGAAGAGATGGCGACGCGCTACCCGCTGCAGGTCAAGGCCGAGGCGATGCCGGGCGTGAAGACGCTGGACCAGCCGACTAAGGGCAACCCGCGCCGCCTGGCGCCACCATCGGCCACCGGGCAGTGGTCGCGCGCCACACTGGACAGCTGGGCATTGCCGTGGGAGCGCGTCAAGCGCCTGGCGCAAGAGGGGAAAGTCACGCCCGAAGACGTGGCCACGATCAAAACGATCAGCCAGGGCGAGCAGGCCAAGGCGCCGTCCAAGCTGCGCGAGCTGGCCAAGGAGATCAAGGGCCGAAAGGCCGACAACACGCTGGACCAGGCGAAGCTGCCGACGGTCGAGAACTTCGCCGAGCTGGGCAGCGGCTTCACCGTCGACGCCGGCAAGCTGCTGCGCAACGGGGCGCCGGTCGGCGACATCAAGCTGGAGATGGAGCAGCCGAGCAAGGGCGCGCCGCACCTGGTCGTGCGCGACATGAAGGTGCTGGCCAAGGGCGGCGGCACCGGCACGATGGCACTGGCGGCATTGATGGGCACCGCGTCGCGCTACAACGTGCCGGTGGCGCTGACCACCGAGGCGGGGCTGGGCAAGGCGCATCAGAAGCGGCTGCGCGCCTTCTACGAGCGCCTGGGCTTCAAGAAAAACAAGGGCGCCGACAAGGTGCCGGGCGTGACCGAGGAATACGTGTGGACCCCGCCCAACACCTTGAACCAGTTCGCTGGCGAACAGGCGATCGGCGCCGACCATGTGGCGCTTGATCTGGCCAAGTCGCGCCTGGCCGCGGGCGAGAGTGCCGAAGCTGTGCGCCAGGAAACCGGATGGTTCAAGGGCGTAGATGAGAAATGGCGCTTTGAGATCAGCGACGAGGGCGCCAAGTTCGTGGGCAAGGAAAAGCTGGAAGAGCTGGCCGAGGCTGACCCGTACAAGATGATCGAGGTGCCGGTGGGCGAAGTGCTGGATCATCCTGTGTTGTTCGCTGCCTACCCGGCGCTGAGCGACATTCTGGTCGTGTACGAGGCGACCAGTTCGGCCAAGGGCGACCTGTACCACGGCGCCAGCTACAACAACAAGGACAAGATCATTACGCTGGGCAACGGCCTGACCAGCGACGAACTGGAAAGCGCCCTATTGCATGAGCTGCAGCATGCGATCCAGAGCGCCGAGGGCTTCGCCAACGGCGGCAGCCTGGACGTGGCCGGGATCGTCAAGGCGCAGGCTAAAAACCGCTGGGATTACTGGTCAAACGTCTGGACCCTGCAGCGCGAAGTCAATGCCGGGCAGTCGGTCGACGAGGCGGTCGCCGTCCTGAACGATCTAGACTTCGGCATCGAGCCCGAGCACATCGCCGAGCTGGCCAAGCATACGCCGGAAGAGCTGCAGCGGAAGAACGACGAAGCCACCGCGGAATTGAAGGCACTGGAAGGATCCAGCCGCGAGATCTACAGGCGCATTGCCGGCGAAGTTGAGGCCCGGAACACGCAAGCGCGCGCCAGCATGACGGACGAGCAGCGCCGGGCGACCCCGCCGTCGACGACGGCCGACACCCCGGTCGATCAGGTCATCATTGTCATGGCCGGCAAGGATGTCGACCAGGTCGCGATGTCGGACCCGAGCGATCAGAGCGTCGACCAGGCCGCGCGCGGTCAGCTGTCCTTCGGCGACGACATCACCGCGCAGCCATCCATCATCACCCTGCTGCAAAACGCTGACCTGTCGACCTTCCTGCACGAATCGGGGCACTTCTTCCTGGAGGTAATGAACGACATCGCCAGCCGGCCCGACGCGCCGGCCGACATCGCCGAGGACATGGCCGCCACCCTGGCCTGGTTCGGCGTGCCAGATCTGGCCACCTGGAACAGCATGGACCTGGAGGCGAAGCGACCGCACCACGAAGCATTCGCGCGTGGCTTTGAGGCCTACCTGTTTGAAGGGCGCACCCCGAGCACCGAACTGGCGGGCCTGTTCTCGCGGTTCCGCTCCTGGCTGGTCAACGTCTACAAGAGCCTGACCGCGCTGCAGGTCGACCTGTCGGCCGAAGTGCGCGGCGTGTTCGACCGCATGCTGGCGTCGTCGGAAGCGATCGCGCAGGCCGAGCGCGACCTGGCGCTGGCCGGCATGTTCGGCACCCGGCCGGAATTCATGGGCGAGGAAGAATGGGCCGCCTACCGCTTGCTGAGCGTAAAGGCGACCGAAGAGGCCACCCGCGAGCTGGAAGCGCGCAGCCTGCGGGATATGAAGTGGCTGGGTAACGCCAAGTCGAAGATGCTGCGCGAGCTGCAGAAAGACGCCAATTTCAAACGCCAGGTCATCCACAACGAAGTGCGCAAGGAAGTGATGGCCGAGCCGGTATATCAGGCCTGGCAGTTCCTGACGCTGCGCGGATCCGGCACCACCCGGGCCTGGCCGACGCCCGAGTTCAAGCTGGCGCCCGAGCACGTCGACACCCGCGTCGACAATCTGTATGTGGCGATCGCCAAGTTCGGCGGCCTGAACCGGGACGAAGTGAAAACGAAATGGGGCGTCGACCACCGCGACATGCCCGATTCCGGCGTGTTCGGCAAGCCGATCCTGCGCAAGACCGGCGGCCTGACGATCGAGCGCATGGCCGAAAAGCTGGTCGAAGAGCACTATCTGGACCAGCACGACCTGGCCGAGTTTGAAGACAAGTTCGACCGCCAGCGCGGCGGGCAAGATCAATATTCCTGGGAATACCAGTGGAGCAACGGCGAGCGCGCGCCGGTCGAGCCGCTGGGCGACTCCAACTACCACGGCAAGCTGCACACGCCGACCCTGCGTTACATGTTCGGCGAAGACTCGCCCGTCGTGCAGCAGCTGATCAAGGCGCGCATGACGGCCACCGACGGCGGCCTGGATCCCGACGTGGTGGCCGAGATGCTGGGCGGGTTTGCCTCCGGGCGCGAGATGGTCGACGCGATCGCCGCGGTGCCGCCACCGTCGGCCATGATCAACCAGCTGGTGGACCAGCGCATGCTGGAGCGCCACGGCGACCTGACCGACGAAGCGGCGATCGACCGCGCCGTGAATGAGGCGCTGCACCAGAAAGCGCACATCCGGTTCGTGCAGACCGAGCTGGCCGCACTGCAAAAGGCTGCCGGCAAGCCCGCCGTGCTGGCCAAGGCGGCGCAGGCCTATGCCGAACAGATCGTGCGCCGCACCCCGATCGACAAGCTGCGCCCCGACCGCTACACCAGCGCCGCCAAGCGCGCCGGCCGCGCCGCCGACAAGGCATTCACGGCCGGCGACATCGCCACCGCTGCGGCCGAGAAGCAGGCGCAGCTGATCAACGTCTATGCGGCCAAGGCGGCGCTGGACGCGCGCAAGCAGGTCGAAAAAACCATGACCCGGTTCAAGACGATCACGAACGGGAACAACGAAAAAGTGGCGAAGACGCGCGACCTGGACATGGTCATGGCCACGCGCGCAATCCTGGCCGAATACGGCGTCGGCACGCGCGGCGCCAAGGCCACCGAATACCTGGCCAAGGTCGACGCCTATGACCCGGCCATGGCGGCGGTGCTGCGCGAGCGGATCGACGCGGCGACCGAGAACGCCAAGCCGGTCAAGGAACTGACGATCGAACAGCTGGGCGCGCTGGCCGACGAGGTAGAAAGCTTGTGGTTCCTGGCCAAGCGATCGCGCCAGATGGAGGTCGACGGCGACCTGCTGGACCGGCAGGAGATCCAGGACCAGCTGGCGGCGCGCCTGGAAGAAATTGGCGTGCCTGCTGAAGGGCCGGGCGTGCAGCACGCGATCACGCCGGGCGAAGTGGCACTCTCGAGACTGCAATCTTTGCGCGCTTCGCTGCGCCGCGTCGAAGCCTGGGCCGGCGCCAAGGACGGCACCGAGGCCATGGGACCGTTCCGCCGCTTCGTCTGGAACACGATCAAGGACCAGGCCGACGCCTACCGCGCCGACAAGGCCAAGTACCTGAAGCGATACCGCGAGCTGCTCGACGGCGTCGCGCCGACGCTCAAGCAGGTGAAGATCGCGGCGCCGGAACTGGGCTACACATTCGGGTTCGACCAGGGCGGCATGGGCAAGGTGGAATTGCTGCATGCGATCCTGCATACCGGGAATGCCGGCAACAAGAAAAAACTGTTGCTCGGCCGGCGCTGGGCCGACGTGCAGCCCGACGGCGCGATCGACACCGCACGCTGGGATAACTTCATCGCGCGCATGGTCCGCGAAGGCACGCTGACCCGCGCCGACTTCGACTTCGCGCAAGGCGTTTGGGATCTGCTGGAAGAGATGAAGCCGGCGGCGCAGAAGGCACACCGCGACGTGTTCGGCCGCTACTTCGATGAGGTTACCGCCGACCCGTTCAAGGTCAACCTGGGCGGCGTCGACGTCGAATACCGCGGCGGCTACGTGCCGGCGATCGCCGACGCGCGGATCGTCACCGACGCGAAAACCCGCGCGATCATGGAAGACGAGGCCAGCACCCTGATGAACGCGCTGCCGTCGACCAGCAAAGGGTTCACAAAGGCGCGCGTCGAATACAACCGGCCGCTGTTGCTGGACCTGCGCCTGCTGGCGTCGCACATCGACAAGGTGCTGCTGTTCTCCCACCTGGAACAGCCAGTGCGCGACGTGCGCCGCATCCTGGGCCATAGCTCGGTGTCGAAGCCGCTGCACCTGGTCGACCCTGCCGCCTACGACGGGCTGCTGATCCCCTGGCTGAACCGCACCGCGCGCCAGCAGGTGGAAACTCAGGTCGACGGTTCAAATGGCCTGATGCGCTTTTTCTCGGTCGTGCGCCAGCGCGCCGGCATGGCGGCCATGTTCGCCAACGTGTCGAACACCGTGCAGCAGATCACCGGCTTTTCGCTGGCCGCCATCAAGGTCAAGCCGTCGCACCTGATGGGCGCCGCGGTCGACTTCGTGCGCGACCCCAAGGCCATGGCCGAAGCCGTCGCCGCGGCGTCGCCGTACATGGCCAACAGGATGGACAACGAAGTGCAGGCGATGACGGGCGCGATCAACGACATCCTGTTGAAC